CCCCATCATAATAATGTCGAGTTATTAATGATTCCCACTCAGGAAACCCTGCAACTATATCCTCATCACTTAGATTCAACGTTCGCATAACACGAGTAATATAAGTATCACATCCTGACATACGTAATTCATATAGATACTTATTAATTGCATCCCGAGGGTCACCATCTAGTACTTTCAATGCACGCCTATACATAATTTCACAAAATATATATCCAGCTCTATTAGTGCCTTGTGTATCATATGCCATACCTATAGCTGACACAGCGTACTCTAAAATACTTTTAGTTTCACCTTTACCATACGCATATTTATTAGTAAGTGCGTGTATTGGTCGAAAAGGCAAAACTGGGGAAGTTATATTGTATCTAATCATTTCTCCAGGAGTAAATACATTAGATGCATTAACAAAATAGCGCTTAAGGAATACTATACCAGGTCGCACTAACACACCTCCAGTATAGTGAACCTCTGATATAAATTTAGCTGTATGAATATTCCTTATTTCCATTCCCCAATAATACTTAACAAAATTAGCAAATCCCTTCTCATTTATGATATCATGAATTGATTTATGGGTAAATAAAACATGATCATCCCCATAGACTATTATTCCTACCAACCTTTTACGAAATAATTCTAATATTTGATTTTTACGATGAGGGTTATTCTCAATAACCCATTCCACATACATAAAATATAAAAATGTTACTATCCAAGAATCGCCATGAGAGGTTTCATATGCTCCTGAAGGCATACCTCCATAGACGACTCTCCATATAGTGGAAAAAATATGAGTTACTTTAATTGACAATCTTTCTGCTACAATTCTAAAAAATGCTTCAAATAATGTTAATGTCTCATGACTCATTGAAGCCACATCATAATATACTCTAGCTGCATTAACATAAAATATTAATAAAATCAAATGAATAGTGGTATCAAGCGCACGAAAATCACCATCCTCAAATATAATATCTGGATCATTATAACACATTTGCATCGCCAAATTCATAGCACCACCCCACCAAAAGTTCATTCCTATCTTAATAACATGTCCTCTTTCAATGATTTGTCGAAATCCCATAATCATTGCAGCCATAATATACTGAAATACACATGGTATAAAATATGCACGAACCTTTGAA